CGTTGAACGCTCATCACCCATATCCACGCTCATAACGCAATTACCCAACTGATAATTGCCGTTAAAGTCATTACTGATGATGCGAAGTCTCATTTCTCGTCTTTGTTCTTTCATGTCAATCTTGAGTGTAGACGAGGTAAACGTATAGGGAACAGAATCTACGTCCGTTCCATCAGCATAGCCCTTACCCGTAACAATCAAAGACATTGTTCCCGATTGTACAAAGTCAGGCTCAAATCTCTCTAATCTGATCCACTTATTATCGTTAATCAGTTGTTGTTGACCCAGTCCACCACCAACCCATCCGAGGGAGTTTGTCTCAAAGTATGAGTTGATAGCATCTACGTTGGTCAAATAAACCTGATCCGTCCCAGTTTCGTGTTGCCAAAGGGTGTAAAACTGGTTCATAGTGACCGTAATTGTCAGACCAGTACCGCTAGAAGGAGATCTGGCAACAGTACTTAGTGTTCCAGATAAAGCGTTTTGATATGAGCCACCATTTGCAATAGTGAGTCCAGTGACTGGCCCTGTACCCCCTCCACCAGAGATACTTGATACCGTAAATACAGCAGGGCTACCCGCTCCACCTTTTAAAGTAACTACGTCACCAACAGCGTAAGTTGTACCACCACTGACAATACTTTCTGCGGTTACTTGGTAGGCTGTAGGGGTGTTTTGTGCCCAAATAGGGTATCTAAATACTTCTGAGAACACGCCTGCTGATCTTTGTGCGCCTAGTGCTTGACCTGCGTCATACCAGGTTTGTTCACGGACGTTATAGATGATCGCATCCGTGCACTCAGTTGCGGAACCCTTTGGATAGAACCACCAAATCTCTCCCCAACGAGTAATCTTAGTTGCCCAAACCTTTTGCCTCTGGACTGTATTAATGTTGTCAAAGAAGTAGTTGATGTTGACATTGTTGGGTATCTCCTGAACCACACCGTTGTAAGATAAGAACCTATCCACACCAACCCAGTAATAAATGCCATCGTACTCAACCACGGAGTTAGATGACATGATTGTGGTGGCTGTAGAGATAATGTCATATCTCCAGTACAGCGTAGAAGTGCCTACAGTCTGCGGAGAATAAGTTACCCTGGTCAACTGATCCAAAGACCAGAAAAGCCCCGCAGGAGACGTTGTACCGCCTCTAAGTGGCATTCCCTTGACAACTTTAGTTCCAGATACGTTATTGGCGTTGGCATCAGATCCAACCCAGTTATTAAAGTTGCCTGCTGAACAGTTCTGGATAAGACCATTGTTACCGTAAACAAATAGGTAGGGATAGAGCATACACGCCCCACCGCTCACAGATATGTTGTTGTTAAAGGTAAAAGTGGTGGATGATGATCCAGTAATGGCATTGTTAACAGTTACAGTGGTATTTCCACCAGAAACCACTACAGCAGTCACCACAGTATTCGCAGATACCCCAGTTCCAGTCACCGTTTGATTAACGCCAATCAGATAGTTAGAACCAGTGATAACAATCGTTTCTGCATTAGGCGTTCCAGGCGTTCCAGTAGCTGTAAACACGCCAACTTGACTCATTGCACCGTAAGGGAAAGTACCTACTAAAACAGGTGTATTAACTGTATTGTCAATGTCAGCCAAGTTTTGACCTGGGTGAGCAATCAGGTTCAGATTACCCGTACCGTTGGGGTCATAACCAATATCAAACTGCCATAAATTGTTGGCACTGGCAGTAAAGTTATTTAGCGTGATGGAGGTTGGACCATACCCAACACCATCATCATTATCTGTCTGCCAACCCTCTAAAAAGCTTTGGCTACCAGAGTAAACATAGTTGATGCCGTTTTGGGACTGCATAACCATCCCACGGCTAATCTCAGGAGCGTTAAGGAATATTGCCTTATAACCACCCATTTTCCTAGGTAATTTACGCTGAAAACGAACCCATTGACCGTCCACAAACGAGGGAGCGGCGAACTGAGTCCCGTCCCGCTGAATACCAGGATTGATGGCTAGGAGTGCAACCTTTAAGGTCAAAATGCACCTCCAACAATACCGATAGGCGCTTGGATGCCAGTTGAGGCAAATAAGACAGATTCAGTACCTGCCAAAGTAATTGCGACCTGACCAGTACCAGGTAAATAAATACCCGTATTTGTATTGCCAGAGAATGTAATAGATGGTGTACCTGCGGAACCAACTGGGAAGGCTGTAATCGTTACAGTTCCACTGGTCACGCTGTTGGCGTTATAGACGTTCGTACCGTCACAAACAGCCATAACTGTATTACCTTGACCTACCGTAATCGTAGCCCCACCAGAGGCAGAAGTCTTAACAGTTAATGTATAAGATCCAGTCGTGTTATTGGTAATTGAGTAAAGTTGAACCGTAGAAGGTACAACCACAATCGTGTTAGCAGTCAATACGCCAGAGTACTCTTGGATCGTATTAGATGCTTGAGATGAAGTTAATGTATAGGTGTATGGGCTTGATAGTCCAGTTAATGAAACAGCAAACTGGGTATAGGCAAAGCTGTTAGATCTTCCGTATCCGAATGTATCGTAGCCACTAGATCCGTTAGAAACAATAACAATAGACTCAGCCAATTGAAGCTGTTGGTTGGGGTTGCCGTCTATCGTATCTGAACCACTTGGCGATAGAGTAACAATTCCAGATCCGTTATTTTTAACAATAACAAACCAATTGTTTCCTACGCTAGATGCGGTTGGCAGGGTAATCGTTCCTGCACCAGAACTCCACACATAAAAGGAAGCTCTATTTTGAGGTGCAAGCGTTAGATTGGAATACTGAAGGGTAACGGGGTAGGCGCTGTTTAGAGTTGGCCCAATAGCCGTTAAACCGTATCCTGCTAGGGTTGAGGCACTGGCTGAGGATGTACCCACACCCATTGCGATATTAGCCCAAGTACCTGCCACAGTCGTGTTATCAGTTACATAAATGTAATAGGTATTAACTGTCGCTGTCGTTGGTGCAACAGGTATGTTAATGATCGTACCGCCTTGGCTATCAGTAACTGTAAAAGCATACTGACCAGAGGTTCCTACGTTACGAACAATAATAGCCTGGCCTACAGATACTTGAGTTGCAGGGGGCATTGCAACTGTCAGACCTGAAGCCGTGGCTGTAATTTCGGTAATATTTGCCGCTATATCGCTTGTCTCTGTACCGTTAATAGGCCACTCTAAAGCAACGCTTTGGCTAATAGTTAAAGACTCATATGCAACCTGAGAAGGAGATATAGTCTGTCCAGTAAATGGATTTACATATGTAGTCATTAAGAATCCTTAGCGATAGTCTGACGATCACCCATACGCAGATCATCTTCAGTTTTAAGTGTAGAAAGTGATTTATCAAACATAGCCTGCCAAGTGGGTATCCTTGCATCATTCTTTAAGAATGGGGTCATCTGTAGTAAAGTACCAAAAAGCATGGCATTTGGAGCGTTTTGAGTTAACCAGTTAGTCTGATTAGTGCTTGATAAAGGCTGAATACGCTCATAAAACAATACCTCGAACTGATAGGATTGATCAGGCGTAGGAGCTATATACCAATGCTCATAATCATAATCAGCGTAATAAACAGGGGGGCTTGTCTCTGTATTGTTAGGCCAATAACTGGTCAAATACTCGTATTTTCTTAAGTAGATCGGTTGTTTTGCGCCAGATGCATCAATGTATTTAAGTGATACTGTTTTGCGCCACCGTGCAGGCTTAGGAATAACGGGGTTTCCTGAAACCATTGTGCTTTGTGCAACATTTAACTGGCCTAATGTCTTGATTTCCTGAGCAATTTCAAATTCGCAAAGGGAAATAGCAACAGGCACTTGATTAACAACTGCTTGATCATTCCTCTCTAAGTACTCATAAATGGTACTTACAAGGCTGTCATAAGTCATCACCCAACTTGGAGTTGAGCTTATGGATGAGATTGTCATTGCGCCCCCTAATATACGCCTATTTTAGATAGTATCGGGGGAAATGTCACCCCAGTACTTGTTCTGTCTGGTGCATGACAACAATTCTTTGCTCAGCACCAAACAAACCACCATTAATTACTTTGGTCAGACCGTTGTAGTCCTTGGCCTGCGCCAGTCTGTTACACCCGTGAGTTGACCAGAACCATCCCCCAATCGGAGCCGCCCACTTAGGTGTTCTAGCCCAATCTGGATTTGCCACCAAATCAATCCCCAAAGCCTTACCCGCATGATAAAAGTTGTCATGCCCAGTCAATTGGCAGATCGCTGAGCCTCTGAACCTCCACCCGTCACCAGAAGCTTCATCCCGATTTCCCATACGAAGTTGGTAAATGTGGTTTGCTATTTTTTCAGGCTTGTGGGCGTACTTCATAGCCTCG